AAACTCGAAAGTGGAGAGGACCTCACACAGGTGGTCCATGAGTTTTGCATCGTACACCTTTTCGTTGAAATCGCTCACGTCAATTCCAAAATTGTTATGGAGACCGCGGGCCGTGTGTCCGCATGTCATGTACAGGATGCGGTTGACGGCCCGCGGGTCCTTGCACTCGGGCATCTTGGACCGGACGTATTTGACGCAGTTTTCATTGACGTGATTCATGAGGAGAGGAGATCTCAACAAAACGCCATCGATATCGAGAAGGAGCGATTTATACGACATATATCATTTAAAGCTTCGACCCTTTTAAATGGTACAATGGCGCTCAATGTTACTAAACTTACTCCTTCTGCAATTCTGCCAACCCGTGCCACGCCCGGTGCGGTTGGTTACGATTTATACAGCATCGACAGCTATGTTGTCCTACCAGGCCGTCGCGTGGTCGTCGCGACGGGCATCACAATTCAGCTCCCGCCAGGAACTTATGGACGTATTGCGCCTCGCAGTGGACTTGCCGTGAAGCACGGTCTGGACACCCTGGCCGGCGTCATCGACCCGGACTATACAGGAGAGATCAAGGTGGTCCTGCAGAACCTCGACGTGAACCAGCCGTTTGTGATTCGCCCAGGGTACCGGATCGCTCAGCTGATCCTGGAGCAGTGCGTGACTCCCGAGGTGGTCGAGACCGCGCCCCCCGTGGTCCCAGCGACCCAGCGCGGGGATGCAGGGTTTGGATCGACCGGGGTTTAGGGCTTAAGACTTTTGCGCGTTAAATATTAAATGAATCACAGTCCCGGGGGGACTGGCCTTGCCTTCCAAGCGGTCGCTTGGGACGGCCAAGACCAGGACGACCAATTTACTATCCGTATTTTTGGTCGTGCTGAAAACGGAAAGTCCGTCTCTTTGGGGACGACCTTTAACCCATACTTTTACATCAAACCTCCACCCGGTGCCCAGATAGACGGCCTACGCTCCTTCATCCGTACGCAGTTCTGGCGGGGCCTCGCCTCTTGTGAACGCAAGGACGGCAAGGATCTCTGGGGCTTTCAGAACGGCAAGCTCTCCCCCTTCCTCCGCGTCGAGTTCAAGAGCCACCGGGCCCTCCGGAGTTGCGTGTACTGTGTGGACAACGTAAAATACGAAGAGTTGAGGGGCTGTCGCGTCTACGAAGGAAACATCGACTCTGTCTTGCGGTTCATGCACTGCTCGGGCATCAAGTCGACTGGCTGGATCGACCCGGGCATCTGCGAACCCGACATGGAGTCGACATGCGAGGTGAACCTCTGGGCACCGAATTGGCGCTTCATCACACCTCTGGACCGCGATGACTTTTCGCCTCTCAAGATTATGTCCTTCGATATTGAGTGTTATTCGAGCACTGGTGGTTTCCCGGACGCCAAGAGGCCCGCGGATGTCGTGTTCCAGATTGGCATGACGACCGGAGCCTTTGGGAGTCAAGAACCTCTCGAACGCAAGTGTCTCTGTCTGAAACAGACGGACGCGCCCGACTGCGAGAGCTTCGAGACGGAGAAGGAACTCATCAAGGCGTTCGAGAAATACTTGATCAAGACCGACCCTGACATTATCACGGGCTGGAACATCTTTGGCTTTGACCTCGAGTACTTGCTGATCCGCGCGACGATTCACTGCGGGTTGAGCCCGGTCTGGGGTCGCGTGAAGGGCGCGGTCATCGAGCTGGTCGAGAAGAACCTGAGCTCGAGTGCGCTCGGCAACAACGAGCTCAAGATGGTCCCAATGAAGGGCCGGTACGTCTTTGACCTCTTCCAGGACGTCAAGCGAGAGCACAAGCTCGAGTCTTACTCGTTGAACAACGTCTCCAAACACTTTTTGAATGACCAGAAAAACGACATGCCGGTCAAGGAGATTTTCAGCCGATACCTGGAGGGCGACCCCAAGCGCCTCGGGGAGGTTGCTGACTACTGCATCCAGGACACGGTCCTTCCGCACAAGTTGATGGTGAAGCTGTGTCAGATCCAGAACCAGATTGAGATGGCCAAGGCGTGTTGGGTCCCCTTGGCCTTTCTGAGCGAGCGGGGTCAGCAGATCAAGGTTTTCAGCCAGATGGCCTACAAGGCCCGACAGCTCAACTTTATGATTCCGACCATCAGAGCGCCGAAATTCCCAACGGCCGACGACGGCTATCAGGGCGCGACGGTCCTGGAGGCGCAGACCGGTGCGTATTACTCGCCAATCACTGCGCTCGATTTCGCTTCCCTGTATCCGAGCATCATGTGCGCCCACAACTTGTGCTACTCGACGCTGGTTATGAACCCGAAGTACGACAACTTGCCGGGTGTGGAGTACGAGCAGTTTGGCGAGTTTCGGTTCGCGCAGGGGGTGGTTTCCCTTCTCCCCACGATCCTCGCAGACCTCAAGGCTTTTCGCAAAAAGGCGAAGAAGCTGATGGCGCAGGCGGAGGGGACCCCAATGGAGGCTGTCTATAACGGTCAGCAACTTGCGTACAAGATCTCTATGAATTCGATTTATGGGTTTACGGGGGCGTCGAAGGGTATGCTTCCTCTCGTGGCGATTGCGTCGACCGTTACTATGCGAGGACGCCAGATGATCGAGGAGACGAAGAATTACGTCGAGGCAAACTTTCCAGGCGCGAAGGTTAGGTACGGCGACACGGACTCAGTCATGGTCGAGTTTGATGTGCAGGGTCGCAAGGGTCAAGAGGCGCTTGATTACAGTTGGGAGCTCGGGGAGCAGGCGGCCGAGCAGTGCACGAAGCTCTTCAAGGCGCCGAACGACCTGGAGCTCGAGAAGATTTATTTCCCCTACGTGCTCTACAGCAAGAAGCGCTACGCGGCGCGGATGTACGAGAAGGGGCGGGACGGGAAAGTCTCTTTCAAAAAGATTGACGTCAAGGGTCTCCAGGTTGTTCGGCGTGACAGCTGTCCGTACGTCCGCGAGACTCTCAAGAAGTTGCTGGACCTCATCCTCGAGTCGAGCGATCCGAGGCCGGCGATAGACCTGGCGCGCGAGGCTGCCAGGGGGCTTATGGAGGGGCGTGTAGAGCCCGAAAGGCTCTTGATGTCTAAGCAGTTGGCTTCTGAATACAAAGTCCCGATGCCTCACGTGGCCGTACGAGATAAGATCAAGGCGCGTGCGCCCGGATCAGAGCCACAGCAGGGTGACCGTGTGCCGTTTGTGATTGTAAAGGGACCTGGGCGAATGTTCGAAAAGGCGGAGGACCCGGTGTGGGCCCGGGACCATCACGTCCCTTTGGACTATCAGTACTATTTCACGAACCAGTTCAAAAAGCCGGTCCAGGACCTTCTGGACCCCTTGGTGAGTGCGGACCTCATCTTTGACAAGAAATTCATGGTCAAGACGACGAGCACGGTGGAGGTGGAGGCAAAGAGGGCGTTCCTGGCCCGCTTCGCCTTAAAAGCTCAGGGTCCTACTTAGGTATGGAGCAACAGATTCTGACGCTCATAGAAGAGGAGGTGACCCGAAGGGTCGGGCTTCGAATGGCCCTGGCCCTTGAGGTCGTCTCCAAGACGTACGACATTCCACTCGAACGGCTCATACGAGACACGGCCGGCCTAGAGGATGCGTTTTGTCGAGGCATCCTCAAGAGCCACAAGAGGTGTCTGAAGAACCCACAAACGAACGGCTACTGCAAATTTCACCAGTGTCAGGCGCCACCTCCGGCTCCAAAGGTGGTCGAGAGGGTCAAGGCGCCGTGGGAATGACCTCCCGGGCGGTCGAAGACCGCCCGTGCGTCGCGCAGCCTCCAAAATCTCAAGACTCTTCAATTCCCATTCAAAATTGAAGAGCCTTAAAAACGTCCGGCGTTTTTCAAACATGTCGAAGGAAACTTTCCTCCTCGCAAGTATGGCGAAGTTCTTCGACGAACCCATGAACAAGCAGAAGCTACACGCAATCCTGGGAGGCAAGGGCCATGGCCCGTCCCTCCGGAAGATTGAGTGGTTCGTGACAAACTACTCGAAGCACAACCACGTGACGTACACGGCTCCCAACGGGAAGATGTTTACGGTACACGTCGCGTACAAGTCGAGCCTGGACGGGTACAGTAAAAAACTTTTCGATCCTTTTTGTCGGACGGATCGCATTGAGTTCCAGGGACTCTCGACGACCGTCGGGCAATTAAACTTTTTGAAGTGGGTGATAACCAACGGCATCCTGGATTCCCTCAAAGGAATGGAAGGGAAGCAAACCCACCCTGAAATTGCAGAAGAGTGTATCCATAGTAATACAGGTACAAATTGAAACCCTGTTTAAGTTGAGACGTGTATTCAGGAAGGAACGTGAGTTGAAGATACGACGTCTGTGAAGTCAGTTTGGCAAAGTTCAAGTACCCCCCCTGATTGTACTCTTTCGGAGTGAGCCCGAAAGAGTACGTGTAGATGTTCTTGGACGGAATAGACAACGCATGCTCGATAGGCTGCTTAAATGTGTAATAAAGAGACCCCTGGAATGTGCTGAGAATGTCTACATTGTTTAGAGTAATCTTGGCGGTCGAAACTGTGTCCACGTAGTTGGACTCGCCAGATGGAAACTGAAGCTGCACACCGCTCTGGATGTATTGCGTCGTGTATCCGTACGAGTACCTAGAGTTGTAGTATCGGCCGTCTGTCGTCGTCTCGTAATTCTTGTTTCTGAAAAACCATGTGAGAAGTTGAACTGGATAGCTCGCCGAAAACTGAAGTTGAATAGTCTGCGACTTGAAAGACTGGGGCGCCTCTCTCTGAACGCGGTTCACTATATATTTGAGGGGCGTGTTTGTGTAATACAGCTTTTCTGCATTTTCCAGAAGAATTTCTTCGGTGATAAGGCTGGGTCGAATAGTCGTGCCTGGTGGGTAGATGTCGACGTTGTACGATGAAGGCGCATTGCACCACCAGGTGTTGGGATTGAACGTGAAGCGCACATAAAGACGCTGGTTCCACATGGCGCAAACCGGAAAGTACGGCCGGCGGAGGCGCTCCCGCCCCTTGTTATTGTGCGATTGCCTCCGGCAGAAGAAGAATTCGAGAGGGATTATGAGAGTCTGCTCTGTCTGCGAGTTGAGGTTCGAGCCTCCAATGGTCTTGTACATCCCAAGCTGTTCGTCTGCGTCCAGAAAGAGCTGGTCGCGGATGATGTACCAGTCGTCGTAGAGGGTCTCGATGACCGTCTCATTCACAAGAAGATCCACCTGCTTTATCAGAGCTCTGCCAATTTGGGGTGTGTATTTTAAACCTGGGCCTAGTGCAGGCATCGTCACCTTCAGGTACATGTTTGAGATGAGGTGTCCAAGCTCTGTAGGTCTGAGCTCCAACTGAATCGTCTGGTTCTGGTATGAAGGGTTTGGAGGAGGAAATGGGATGACGCGTTGATACATGACGGAGTTGGTGTGTCTTTTGAAATCAGGATTCCACTGTGACTTTGTGAAATCTTCCAAGAGGAGGTGATCTTCTTGGGGTCCTATAGCGTTGAGCGCCGTCACTGAACCAGAACTGAACCCCCGTCCTTTAATGTCGTCATATGGTCCCTTCTCATCCTGTTGACATTTAAAGCCGGTGTTGAGATCACGAAGCGGAACAGTAGACGAGCCACCTCGTACATTTTGATTTATTTCAATCTGAAATTTTTGCAAACCAGAAGCTATGCTCTTATCAAAATTCGTAAACTTGGCGGCAACGAATGTA